CCTGCAATTCACGGATCAGCGCGATTCATTGCTGCATCTCGATCTCGAGAAAAATCAGTGGAGAGCGGTATGGAGCCGTTGACCGCCACCACTACGCCCGCGCGCGAGGTTTCCGCAGGCCCTAAGGAGCAAGCATGCTGATCGGCATTGACCCTGGCATCAAGGGCGCCTTGGCGTTCTTCTACGACGACGGCCGGCAGGCTGTGCTCGATGTTCCCGTCCGAAAAAAGCAAGACGGAAGCAACGAGGTCGATCCTCGCGTGTTGCAGCAGATGCTGCGCAACTACGTGCCAGCCGACGAGAAAGGTCTGGTGGTCATGGAAAGCTCGCACGCGTTCATGGGCAGCGGCAAGCGCGTCGGTTCCATGGCGTCGCAGGCATCGCTCGCGGCCACCAAGGCGGTGATTGCAGCCGTATGCGAGCTAACGGGGCTCGACATTGCCTACGTCACGCCGCGGGAGTGGCAAGGCCTGTTTGGCATCCGCAAGACCGAGCGCGAGGACACGAAGGACCAGAGCCTGCGCATTGCGCGTGAGCTTTATCCGCATCTGAAGCTGACCAAGACCAGCGGCCGGGCTGATGCGCTGCTGATCGGGCGCTATGGGCAGAGGCACTTCGTATGAAAGCCGAAATTAATGCGCGGGGCGTTCTCTCCATCATCCCGGAGACGCCTCTTGAGGCCTTTGCCTTGCACGCGTGGGGAAAAGCCAACATAGGCATGTACATGATGCATCCCGGCGAGATTAAGACCTTCGAGGTCAGCAACTTGGTCCTCGAATTTAAGGGTGATGACCTTTTCCCAGGGTTCGTATGATGGCCTCAATCCTCCAGCTCGCCGGCATGCTCCCCCGCGACCCTCAGTTCCGCGAATGGGCCGCCTTGCACGCCGAGGTCGAGCCGCTCACGGTCGACGAAGCAGCGGAGTTCATCCGCGTCGTCTGCCAGATCACATCGCGCCGCGCGCTTGCGACCGACAAGGCCGCAGAGGCGCGGTTTCATCAGTTACTGCGCCGGCCGTTTGTGGCTTGGCGGGAACAGCAGATGGAGGCGGCCTAATGCCACTGCCAACATTCAAACCCATGAACGGGCGCCCAGATCGCCTGCGCCTGAACTGCGAGACACCCGAAGCGCAGTCGGTCAGCGGCACGCGCGGTGGCCTGAAGAAGCTCGACGCGAACCAGATCGAGGCGATATGGGATGAAGTGCAGCTTCACACGCGGATGACATTTCGATGGACGCCAGCCAAGGCGGATTGAACGGGGATTGACATGGATCGAATCGACGAACTGCTGTTGGACTGGTACGAGTGGCAGGCAGGCTATACGCCGAACCTCGGCCATGGGGGCGCTGACCCGGCCTGCCGCGACTTCCGCATCAGTCGTCAATGGATGGATTACGACGACCTCGACGCCGAAGTCGAAATGAACCTGCGCGCGTCGGTCGGCAAGGTGATTGAGCCGATGATCCTCAAGCTCGACATGCGCAGCCGTCTTGCGATCAACACGGCGATGCGTAATTTCGGCGCCGGCGCATCGGTCTGGGTCAACCCGCGGCACGCCGAGACACAGGACGAGGACTACGAGCGTGCGAAGGCGATTCTCTGTCCGCAGATGGTAGTTGCAGGATTGCTCGAAAAATCTGCTTGTAAACCGCGTGAAGATGTTGTAACTTCCTGATCCGTGGCACGTTCCGTTCGTCCACAGAAAATCAAAGCCCCGCTGGTTCACGCCGAGCGGGGCTTTTTCGTTTCTGCCAGTCACGCGGCGGTCGGCGCCGCGGAGCACAACCGGGCTGGCCTCTTACGCATGGCGAGTGTCTACGAGTGTAGCTGACAGAGTGCGGACACTTATAAGGCGCGCGTGAAGCCGCGTGACTACATGTACGGGCAATCGCCATGCGTAAGAGCGAGCGTCGATGTAACTGAGCATCGGCAGGATCGCAATGACAGATCGGAAAGACGGTCGCCTTCTTCCTCAAGCCGTGAGTGAGATAACCGCGGCAGCTATCGGACGTTCTGGAAGTCGTGGGTCTCCGCCGGCACGCCGGAACTCTGCACGACGCGGGCCATAGCACCCTCAACCATTGGAGTGAATCATGAGCGATCCGATTGCAGAAGCAGCAGCACAGATGAGCGACGCAGCGCCGAGCAGCACGGAGCCTGTCATGACGCAGGCTGTCGCAGAGCAACCCGTTCCGACCGTCACTGGTAACGTGCTGGTGAACGCCGCTTCGGTGGTTGATGCGCCCGTCTTGGAGGCTGGCACGGCCGCAACGGGGGAGCCATCGAATACTGGTGCCGACTCTGCAGCGCCTGTGGACTCTTCACCGACGCCCACGGTCGATGCCGCTGCTGAGCTCCCGCGCGAGTCGCACCTGATGCTGCTCGAAGCGAAGTTCGCCAACGCGCTCGCCAAGCTTCGCAATGCAGAGCGCGTGTCCGTCGACGAGCTCGAAGCGATCTACGTGCACATCAAGGCGGTGATCTAAGCCATGGCCCGTCCGTCGAAGTACAAGCCCGAGTACGCCGAACTGGCGATGAACTATTGCCTGCTCGGGGCGACGGACGCGGAAGTCGCTGCTTTCCTCGGTGTTGGCCTGCGGACAGTCGGAGACTGGAAGCTCGCCCACGAGGACTTCGCCGAGGCGATGAGCACCGGCAAGGACAAGGCAGACGCGAAGGTCGTCGGCGCGCTCTACAAGAACGCGACCGGCGGCAACGTCACCGCACAGATCTTCTGGCTGAAGAACCGCCGGAAAGAGGACTGGCGGGATAAGGTGGATCACTCGCTCACCGGTCCTGACGGCGGTCCTGTCCAGTTCCAGAGCGTGACGCGCAAGGTGATCGACCCGCGCGATCCGGGTGAGTCAGAACCGAAGCTGCAATGAGCGACCTCGTAATCGAGACGCCGCGCGCTTTCCTGCCGCTTCTGAAGCCGGCGCGATACAAGGGGGCGCACGGCGGTCGAGGTTCCGGCAAGTCCAACTTCTTCGCCGAGCTGTGGCTTGAAGAAAGCGTGAGCGAAAAGCTCGATTTCGTCTGCATCCGGGAAACGCTCAAGTCGCTTGAGTTCTCGGTGAAGAAGCTGCTTGAGTCGAAGATCCAGACCTACAACGCCGGCTATTACTTCGATGTTCAGGACCGCCGCATCCTCACGCGGCATGGTGGCGTGACGATCTTCGAGGGCATGCAGAACCACACGGCCGACTCCATCAAGTCGCTTGAGGGCTTTGATCGGTCGTGGTTCGCCGAGGCTCAGAAGGCCAGCGAAAAGAGCCTCACGCTGCTGCGCCCAACGATTCGCAAGCCCGGTTCGCAACTGTGGTTCGACTGGAATCCGGACTCTCCGACCGATCCAATCGACATGCTGCTGCGCGGTGAAGAACTCCCGCCAGATGCTGCCGTGATCGAGGCGAATTACATGGACAACCCATGGTTGCCCGATGAGTTGCGTGCGGAAATGGAGTTCGACAAGCGCCGCGATCCGGACAAATACGCGCATGTGTGGCTGGGCAAATACCGGCAGAACAGTGAAGCGCGCGTGTTCCGCAATTGGAGCGTCGAAGAATTCGAGCGGCCGGCCGGCACGATTCACCGCCTGGGCGCCGACTGGGGATTCTCGGTCGATCCGTCCGTGCTGATCCGCTGCGACATTGAAGGCAACCGCCTGTACGTCGATTACGAGGCGTACATGGTCGGATGCGAGATCGTGAACCTGCCCGAGCTGTTCATGAGCGTGCCGGATGCCGAGAAGTGGCCGATCACGGCTGACTCTGCGCGGCCCGAGACGATCAGCCACATGCAGAAGAACGGCTTCCCGAAGATCCGCCCGGCTATCAAGGGCGCGAAGTCCCTAGAAGAGGGCGTCGAGTTCCTGAAGTCGTTCGATATCGTCGTGCATCCGCGCTGCAAGCACCTGATCGACGAACTCACGCTCTACAAATACAAGGAAGACCCGCTTACCGGGGCGATCCTGCCGATTCTCGAAGACAAGGACAACCACGTGATCGACGCGCTGCGCTATGCCTGCGAGGGCGCCCGACGTGCTGGGAAGGCTCCGAAGCCGAGCAAACCTGTAATCCGCCGCACCGTGCATGGTGCTGGCGCCTGGATGGGCTGATCAATGGCACGCAAACGCAAACTCGACGCTGAATCATCGGGCCTTGACCCGATCGTCAAGGAAGCCAAGGAGCGTTTCGCCCGTTGCGAAGATGCCGAGTCGTCTTTCCGCAAGCTGTTCGTCGAGGACATGAAGTTTGCCAACGGCGACCCGGATAACAACTGGCAGTGGCCCGACCAGATCCGCCAGTCGCGCGACGGCGACAATCGCCCGTGCCTGACGATCAACAAGGTGCGTCAGCACAATCTCCAGATCATCAACGACGCGAAGCAGAACAAGCCGAGCATCAAGACGCTGCCGATTGACGGCCAGGCTGATGTGCAGATCGCCAAGATTCTCGACGGCATCATGCGGCACATCGAGTACAACTCGCACGCTGAAATTGCCTATGACACGGCGACGGAGTTTGCGGTGCAGGGCGGCCTCGGCTACTGGCGCGTCATCACCGACTATGCGCACGACGGCTCGTTCGAGCAGGAAATCTTCATCCGGCGCGTGAAAGACCCGCTGAGCGTGTACCTCGACCCCGACATTCAGTCGGCTGATGGCGCTGACGCCAAGTTCGGTTTCGTGTTTGAGGACGTGCCGAAGGAAGAATACGAGGCAATGTATCCCGAAGAGGATCCGGCGAGCGTCACGTTCCCGATGGAAGCGACCGGCGATCCGTGGCTCGACAAGAATCACGTGCGCGTGTGCGAATACTTCTACCGCGCCGAGAAGAAGGACATGCTGGTTAATCATCCGGTCAAAGGCCCGATGAAGCTGTCCGAAGTGGAAGACGAGAAAGAACGCAAGGCGCTGCTCGAAGACGAAAGCGTGAAGAAACGCGAGGTCAGCGAGCCGCATTTCAAGTGGTGCAAGATTGCCGGCGACAAGATCATCGACCGCAAGGAATGGCCGGGCCGCTATCTGCCGATCGTGCGCGTGGTGGGCGAGGAAATCGTCATCAACGGCAAAGTCGAGCGCAAGGGCCACACGCGCAACATGAAAGACGGCCAGCGCATGTACAACTACATGACCTCGGCCAACGTCGAATACATCGCGCTGCAGACCAAGACGCCGTATGTAGCACCTGTCGAAGCCATCGAAGGCTACGAGGACGAGTGGGCGAACGCGAACAAGGACAACAAGGCGTATCTGCCGTACAACAGCGTTGATGCTGAAGGTCGGGAGATTCCGCGTCCGCAACGCGAGCAGCCTCCTGTAGGCGCTTCTGCGTACCTGCAAGCCATGCAAACGGCACAGCAGGAACTCATGATGACCTCGGGCCAGTATCAGGAGCAGTTTGGCGCGCCGTCGAACGCTGATGCTGGCGTCGCCATTGCAGCGCGTCAGCGTCAGGGCGACAAGGCCACGTATCACTTTATCGACAACGTGGCGCGCGCAATCCGCTATACCGGCCGCATCATGGTCGACCTGATCCCGAAGGTGTACGACACGGAGCGCGTGGTGCGCATTGTCGGCGAGGACGGCAGCGAGGACTTCGCACAGATCAATCCGCAGCAGCCGCACGCCGTTGGCGATGCGCAGGGCAACGCGCAGCAGGCGCCGGCCGATAACTCGAAGCTGAGCGCAGAACAGGCCGCGCAACTGATCTACAACCCCGGCATTGGCCGCTACGACGTGACGGTAGAGGTCGGCCCGAACTACGAGACGCGCCGTCAGGAAGCGTTCCACGCGCTCACGCAGATCATGTCGCAGGATCAGGACCTGATGAAGGTTGCGGGCGATCTGCTGTTCAAGGCCGCGGACTTCCCGATGGCCGATGAGGTCGCAGAGCGTCTGCACCGCACGATCCCGCCGCAGATCCTTGGCGAAGGCCCGACGCCGGCCGAAGCGGATATGCACCAGAAAATGCAGCAGATGGAGCAGATGATCAACCATCTGTCGCAGGCGCTGCAGGACGCGCGCAGCACGCAGGGCCATGAAGAGGCGCATCTGAATATCGACGCCTACAAGGCCGAGACGGACCGCCTGAAGGCCATCGCACCCGACATGGCGCCGGAACTCATCGCAGCAATCGCCGCGCACCTGGTGGCAGAGACGCTGCGCACCGGTGACCCGAGCCAGATTCAGCCGATGCCGAGCGGTGCGCCGCCCGATCCGTCGCAGCAGCAACAGCAGTCCCAACCGAACCCGCCGAGCGCGGGTTTTTCTTTGCCCGCTCAACCTCAACAGGGGGCCTAAATGGCCGGTTACACAGGAATTCTCCAAGACCTCGGCAGCACGACGCCGATCGTTGGTCTGTACCGCATCGCTCAAACGCTCACACCGGCATCCGTCGCGGCCAACACGAGCGCTGAGCAGACGTTCACCGTTCCTGGCCTGCAAGTCGGCGACTCCATCGACGTGAACAAGGCGTCGCATCAGGTCGGCTTGTCGATTGGCAATGTGCGCGTCTCCGCGGCGAACACGCTGGCGATCCAGTTCGTGAACACGACCGGCGGCGCAATCGTGCCGACGAGCGAGCAGTACATCATCGGCGGTCAGCGCTAAGACCCAGCAGCACAGCTTTCCAAAAGGCCCGTTTCCAGCAATGGAGCGGGCCTTTTTGCATTCCGTACCGGTGCGGCATCACCGGGCTCAATCCTTGGACACGTCCATGCAAACCGAAGAGAACGCTTCAACCGAAGTAGAGAACGTCACGCCTACGGCCTCCACGGAACAGGCGCAACAGCCCGCTGAAGTCAGCACGGAACCGGGCGCCGGGCAAACCGCAGAGCAGATCGAGCAGCAGGCGCAGCAGGAAAAGCCGAAGAACGATTGGGTTCAACGCCGCATCGACCAGCTCACGCGGGAGAAACACGAGGAAAAGCGGCAGCGTGAAGCGCTTGAAGCTCAGTTGCGGCAGTACCAGCAGCCGGCAGAAACCCAGTCTCAACCGAAGCAGATGACCGCTGACGAGATTCGGGCCGAAGCCAGGCGCCTCATCCAGCAGGAAAAGTTCGACGAGGCCTGCAACAAGGTGTTCGACGCCGGCAAGGGCGAGTTCGGCAACGAGTGGGATTCGTCGCTGCGCACGTTCCAGATGCTCGGCGGCGCATCGCCTGAGTTTCTCGAAGCCGTCACGGCGATGGATGCCGGCCACAAGGTGCTGCACCACCTGGGCCAGAACCCGGAAGTCGCTGAACGCCTGCTGTCCCTTCCTCCGTTGCGCATGGCGCTTGAACTGGCCCGTCTCGAAACGACGGTCGGTCAGGCGAAACCCAAACCCGTTTCCAACGCCCCCGCACCGATCAATCCGATTGGCGGACGGTCGTCGCCTGTCGAGCCAGAGGAATTCGCCTCGGCCGCAGAGCAGATCGCGTGGTGGAAGAAACACGGCTCTAAATGAGGCTGAAAAATGGCAAACACTCTTCTTAATACCAGCAAGATCCTCGACAAGTCGCTGATGATCTTGGAAAACAACCTGGCATTCTCGGGCCGGGTCAACAAGGAATACAGCGACGAGTTCGCCGTCAAGGGCGCGAAGGTCGGTTCGACCGTGAACGTGCGCAAGCCGGTGCGCTTCGTCGGTACGACCGGCCCCGCGCTGAATATCGAGAACGTGGTTGAAACCGTCGTGCCGGTCACGCTCGACACGCAGTTCCACGTCGACTTCACGTTCTCGTCGCAGGAACTGACGTTGAACATCGACGACTTCGCGGACCGTTACCTGAAGCCGGCAATGGCGACCATCGCCAACAAGATCGACTTCGACGGCCTCGGCCTGTACACGTCGGTCGCCAATCAGGTCGGCACCGCCGGCACCACGCCGAGCGACATCGCCACGCTGCTCGCTGCTGGCACGCGCCTGGATCAGGAAGCCACGCCGCGCGACGGTCAGCGCACGGTCGTGTGGGACCCGGCTGCGAATGGTTCGATGGTCAAGGCCGCTGCCGGCCTGTTCAACGCGCCGCGCCCGATCAGCGACCAGTACGAAAGCGGCATCTTCGTTCCGGCGCTGGGCTTCGACATCGGCATGGACCAGAACATCCGTCAGGCGACGGCAGGCACGCGCACCAACGGCACGGTATCGGGCGCAGGTCAAACGGGTAGCACGCTGCTCGTGACCGGCCTGGGCGCAGGCGGCACCGTCGCCGCGGGCGATACGTTCACCATCGTTGGTGTGTTCGCAGTCAACCCGCAATCGCGCCAGTCCACGCGCGTGCTGCGCCAGTTCACCGTGACCGCTCCGGCGACGGCTGACGGTTCGGGCAATGCAACGCTGTCGATCTTCCCGGCGATCAATACCGCGGCGTCGAACCAGCAGTACCAGACGGTATCGGCCGGCCCGGCGAACGCTGCTGTCGTCACGTGGGACGTTGCCGCGGGAACGCAGTACACCGTGAACCTGGCGTACCACAAGAACGCCTTCACGCTCGCGACGGCTGACCTGCAGATGCCGGAAGGCGTGGACTTCGCCGGTCGCCGCAACCACAAGGGCATCTCCATGCGGATCGTTCGCCAGTACGCGATCGGTACGGATACGTTCCCGTGCCGTATCGATGTGCTGTACGGCTGGCGCCCGATTTACCAGGAACTCGCCTGCCGCATCGCCGGCTAATTGATCGGGGGCCGTCATGTTCGGATCAACATGCGGCCCCTGCATCCTTCTGGAGTGGCTCATGCCCTACGAATATCAGGAGTTCCCGAAGTGGACGCGCAAAGGCAAGGAAGAGCGCCTTGTGCATTCGCGTGAGGAACTCGAAGCGCTCGGCGAAGGCTGGTCGGACTATAAGCATGTCCCGCCCAAAGTGCATGTCGATTCCGAAACGTTCCGGCATTACCCGAAGTGGGTCGGCGGCAAACTCGTGAACAGCGCTGAGGAAGAGGCCGCGCTGGCGCCCGCTGAGCCCGAGCCGGAACAGAACGACGAGCGCGAGGCGCTGATCAAGATCGCCGACGAGCGCGGCGTGAAGATCGACAAGCGCTGGTCGAATGACAAGATTCGCGCGGCGCTGGTGACGGCATGACGACCGGAACCGACCTGATCACGCTGGCGCTGAAGGATATCGGCGCGCTCGGTATCGGCCAGTCCGTGTCTGCCGAAGATACGGCCGACGCGCTGGCGACGCTGAACATGATGCTCGGCCAATGGGATGTGGACCGGTTGAGCGTCTATCACCTGGTCGACACCGCGCATCAGGCGAACGGGTCGGTTTCCTATACCGTCGGCATCGGCGGCGACTTCAATGTCACGCGGCCGATCAAGATCAACGCGGCCTATGCGCGCCTGCAAAGCAGTGGCGCGGGGAGTGCGGTTGATTACCGCATCACCATGATCGACGCGCGCGAGGACTATTCGCGTATCTCGCTCAAGACGCTGTCGTCATTCCCTGAGTATGCGTTCTACGACTCGGCGTATCCGCTGGGCAATCTGTTTCTCTATCCGGTGCCGAACAGCAGCTATGAGCTGCATATCGTGACCATGGAGACGTTGCCGCAGCTTGCCACGGCTGCGACTGTCGTCAACCTGCCGCCGCCTTACCTCGCGGCGCTGCGCTACAACCTGGCGATCTACCTGTGTCCGTCCTATCAGCTTGAGCCGCCGCCCTCTCTGGTGCGCCTCGCGATGAACGCAAAACGGGTGATCAGGCGCATGAACACACAGATTCCGTCTTTGACGATGCCGCGCGGTCTGATGACGAAATCGCGCTACAACATCTACAGCGATAACTCGAGCAACTGATGCGAGTCCCGCTCACAACCGGCGCTTACCAGACGCGCAGCGTCATAGCCGAGGCGCAGCGCTGCGTGAATCTGTATGCCGAGGCGAACCCGCAGGACGCGCCCTGTCCGTTTACCTATTACCCAACGCCGGGCCTGACGCTTGTCTCTACGCCTCCTGTCGCTGGCGAGTCGCGCGGGATCTACACGGCGAGTAACGGCAATCGGTACGAGGTGGTCGGATCGACGATCTATTCCGTCAGTACAGGAAACGTATATACGGTTATCGGGAACATGTCGTCTTATTCTGGCCCGGTTTCGATGGTAGATAACGGGACCGACATGTTCATTGTCGACGGGACGGCTACCGGGTTGACAGTAGATATTGCGACGAACGTTATAACCGTTGTCTCTGATCCTGCTTTCTACGGAGCCGACAAGGTAGATCTGGTGGACGGCTTTTTCCTGTTTAACCGTCCAGGTACGCCTCAGTTTTATATCTCGCTATTCGATAGCGTGGCGTTCGATCCGCTCGACATTGCATCCAAATCGACGTATTCCGACAACCTGGTCACGCTGGCTGTGATGCATCGTGAGGTATGGCTGTTCGGGGAGCTGACAACCGAGGTCTGGTACAACACCGGCGCATCTGACTTCACGTTCGGCCGCATGCCGGGAGTGTTCATCGAGCATGGTTGCGCCGCAAAACATTCGGTCGCAAAGATCGACCTGGCGCTGTTCTGGCTAGGGCGCGATCTGCAAGGGCAGAACGTCGTGTTTGCTGGCCGCAACTACATGGCGGAGCGGATATCCACGCACTCGATCGAGCAGGCGCTGGCAGGGTATTCGCGCGTCGATGATGCGATCGGCTTTTCGTACCAGCAGGGCGGCCACGCCTTCTATGTGCTGACGTTCCCGACCGCAAACGCCACATGGTGCTTTGATGTCGTGACGGCGCAATGGCATCAGCGCGCGTATCTGGAAGCCGATGGCACGCTCAGCCGCCACCGCATGAACTGTCATTCATTCAACAATGGCCGCAATCTGGTCGGCGACTGGCAGACGGGCAAGGTCTATATGCTCGACCAGAACGCCTATACCGACAATGGCGTCACGATGGAATACATCCGCGCGTTCCCGCACATTCTAGGCGGCGACGGCAATCGCGTGCTGTTCCGACAGTTTATTGCGGACATGGAAGTAGGCAACGGCTTGCCTGACGATTCCGCAGAGCCCGAAATCAGGCTGCGTTGGTCAGATGACCGGGGCCGTAGCTGGGGAAACTGGGTCGTAGGGAGCCTCGGCAAGGTCGGGGAATACCTGACCTCCATCCAGTTCCAGCGGCTCGGCTATGCGCGCGACCGAGTATTCGAACTGTCATGGTCCGCGCCTGTTAAGACCGCGTTGAATGGCGCATGGGTGGACGTGTCGAGGGCGCGCACGTGAGCAACGCCACGAACAGCAATATACCGAATCCGGGAGTGCCGTTCCTCGATCAGTCGGGGCGCATCAGTCAGGTGTGGTGGGCATTCCTCTTGGCGATGTTTCAGCGCACAGGCGGAACCGGGACGCCGCCTTCGGACATACAGATCGATTACACGCCGCTGATTGATGCGCAGGCGCCTTATCCGCTGTTCTCGCCGTCGCAAGATGCGCCCGCCGCGGTGGCTGGGCAGCCCTCTCTTGTGGATCTCGCGCCAGAACCGATCTCAGTGCCGGTATTCGCCGTCGATCCGGTCGAGGACATTTTCACGGCAGGAACGAATTTCACGCCAGGCACAACCACGACGCTGACGCTTTCAAAGGTCTACACGTCGGCCGCAGCTGTGCTTGTGCACTTCGACGGCAGTTTTCAGGCGACAGACCAGTACAGCGTCTCAGGCAACACGATCACCTTCACGTCGGCTATTCCGGTCGGCGTGTCCAAAGTCTATGCGCGAGGCTAAAGCATGACGACGAAATATCGCGAAATGGTGGCAGGGCAGACCCTGACGGGCTCTGCTGTGTCCTACTACACCGCGCCAACATCGACCTATGGCGCTATCCACGCGGCGAGCGTTTGCAACCCGACAGGAGCGGTCGTAACAGTGAACATCTACAAGGTTCCGACCGGTGGCTCCGCGGGCTCGCCGACGAAGATCGCGAGTAAGGCGGTCGGCGCTGGCGCAACCATCGCGATTCCCGAAGTCATTAATCACAAACTGGAGCCTGGCACGCAGATTTTTGCCGATGGCCTCGCCTGCACGCTGAATATCAGCGGTGTTGAATACCTGCCGAGCTAAATGAAAAACTTCCACTTCCTCGCAAACGGCGTTGATGTCAATCCGCTGATGCTCGCGATCCGCCGCCGGCCTGACCTCTGGAAAGAGGACACGTTTCTTCGCCATTACCCGCAAGGACCGTTCGGCGAAACCGAAACGATCATGCTGCGCTTCCCGGAGAAGGTCGAAGGACTCACTGAAGAGCAGATCGACCTCTACAAGCAGAACCAGCTTGCTGGCTATGACCAGTATGAAGCGATCGACTATCCCGCCTACAAGGCTCTGCACGAAGCACGCCCACTGGTCATGAACCTGATGGCGCGCGTCGGCGGTGAGCGGCTCGGCCGGGTGATGATCAACAAGGTGGTGCCCGGAGGCCGGATCTTCGCACACGCCGACACACCCGAACAGACGCGCTATTACACGCGCTTTCATATCGTGCTGCATGGGCTTCCTGGCGCAGTCCTGAAGGCTGGCGATGAGCAGATCAATATGCTGACCGGCGAATGCTTCTGGTTCGATAACAGCCAAGTTCATTCGGTGGAAAACAACAGCGCCGACGAACGCGTGTCGATGGTCGTCGATATCAGGACATCGCGATGATCACGTTCACCATTGAGCCGTTCTCTGGCGTCTATGCCGAGCTGCTGCCGCTGCTGCGCAAGCATTACGGCGAAATTTCGACGCATAAGGACCACGGTGTGCCGCTCGATCCGGTCGTTGAGGTCTATCGCGCGCGTGAACACGACGGCTCTCTGCTGATGGTCATTGGCCGCGAGCGCGGCGAAATCGTCGCCTACTTCGTCTGCTTCATCGCGCCGGGCCTGCATTACCGCGACTGTCTGACGTGCTCGCCGGACATCTTTTTCGTGCGCGAGGACAAACGGACGGGGCTCGCCGGCGTTCGCATGTTCCGCTTCGTCGAGAAGGAATTGCGGCGCCGCGGTGTCAGGCGGTGGGCTGTTGGCAGCAAGGTTCAGCACGACGCATCTGCGTTGTTCAAGTTTCTCGACTTCGAACCTGTCGAGACGACCTACGAAAAGTGGCTTTAGGGGGAAATCATGGTCGCAGCAGCAGTAGCCGGCGCGGCAGTCGTCGGGGGCGTGGCTTCGAGCGCCATGAGTTCAAGCGCATCGAAGGACGCGGCGCAGACACAGGCCGATGCGGCAAACAATTCCGCGGCGCTTCAGAATCAGCAATGGCAACAGACTCAGCAGAATCTGAAGCCGTACATGGACCTAGGCGCGAGCTATATAAATCCGCTCAAGACTGCGCTTTCCAATCCAATGCTGACGCAGCAGTTCAGCGCGCCGACTGAGCAGCAAGCACAGGCAACGCCGGGCTATCAGTTCACGCTCAATCAGGGGCTCAAGTCGGTTCAGAACAGCGCCGCCGCGCGCGGGCTAGGCGTGTCCGGTGCGGCCTTGAAGGGAGCAGCCAGCTATACCACGGGGCTCGCGGATTCGACCTATAACGACGTGTTCAATCGGGCGTTGCAGACGTTCAATACCAACTACAGCAGCGCGGCCAACAACGTGAACCGACTCGCGGGCATCGTCGGCAGCGGCCAGAATGCGGCGGCCACGAATGGCTCTCTCGGCGCGCAGGCAGTCGGGAATATCGGCAACACACTGACCAGTGGCGCGAATGCATCAGCAGCCGGAACCATTGGGGCAGCTAACGCGCTGTCTAATGGCCTGAATGGCATCACCAATGGCGCCACGAGTTATGCGCTGCTGTCGAACAATGCAGGGGCCGCGGCGCCGTCTAGCGCGTCAATGGCCGCTGGCAGCAATGGATATGGCTTCACGGTGTAAAGGACAAAAATGCCAATCGATCCGACCATCGCCCTGAACG